CCTTGAAGATCACTTATTTGATCTAACCACTCTCTAGTGATCTGCATGTAGACCTCTGGTGGTGAATGTTTGAGCAAAACGTAGCCTAACCGTGGTCAAGACCAAAGTTCGCTCTACGTTTCGACGATCCTCTGTATGGAGCCAGTCGTCGCTTACGCTATCCCAGACTTGTTTCAACCGCCCGGCTCTGGGAATTCGCCCACCGCCCCTGCTCTGGCTTGCTCGTGTTACAGGGTTGTTTAAGACTCCACCACCGACGTGCCGCATGGTGTCCGAGTTACTGTGGAAATGCAAAAAGCCGTTTACTACTGCTCTCGGTGGAAGCCCCCCGCTACGCAGAGGGCAAGAGCATGAGTAAACGGCCTTGACCTGTCGCCTTCCACAGCAACAGGCGAACTCTACCACAGATTTATCAGATTGCATAGGGGGGCTGGATTATTCTGCCGCCTCGTAGGTCATTTCAAAGATGTCGGGCTTGCACGGGTAGTGCTCGCCCTTCACGCTTGTGATGATCCAGTCGCCGGGGCAAACCTCGTGGTCACCCTCCAGCGTCTTGATAATGCCGCGATCCCAAGGATCATAGTCTGGATAGCCTTCCGCTTTGATGACAGCACGACTCCAAGGAAACTGCTCAACAGCAGGGTGGTCGCCCATCTTGAACCACTGGGTGGCCTCAACCACTATGGTCTTCTTGCGGAACTTCATGTCGTTGTCCTCATATGGCGTAGGGGTTGACACGGCGCACTCGGCCAGTGTCTGCAAAGTCGTCCTCGTCCCATGCGTCATCCGGCGGCGGATCAATGTCCAGCCACCCGGCATCCCGCAGGTAGCGCAGGGCTTGTGTGCAGGCGTCCACGAGGTCGTCGTGGGTGGTCTCGGGGAATGCGCAGATCTGGCTGACAAAGCCCTCAGCCCAGTCCTTGACGTAGCCCTTGCGGTGGTCCGACTCAGGGATCCACACCCGGCCTCGGGCAATGATGTTGCTGACAATGTTCAGGCGCTGCATCTTGTCAGCCCGCCCCGGGTTGTAGGCCCGGACCGGCAGGTGAGCCCGTTGGAGGTCTTGTATAAGACTGATGCCTGCGCTCTTGTCCTCGATCAGCAGCAGGTCCACCCGCTTGCGGTCCTTGCCCTCGCCGAAAATAGTCTCGTACTCCTCGAGCACCTTGGGGCGCAGGTCGGGGTACTGCATCCTCTCCTGCCAGCAATCAATGACCATGACGCTCATAGGGGAATCCTGTGGCTTGAAGCAGCCAAAGGTGATGCAGGCCGTCGGGTCGTTCTGCGCCTTCTCGCTGGTGGCCACGTCATAGCTCTGGATGATGTACTCGAACGCGGGGAACGGGCGGCCGGCTGGCCAGAGCTTAAACATGTCCCGTCTGACGATGCCACCCTCCTCGGGGTCAATGATCTCGGCGTAGATCTCCTGACGACCGAGAGTCGTTCCCTCATAGCTCAGGATCTGCTTGCGGAAGTTCTCGCTCAGGTTGGCCAAGTTGGTGTAGGTTGAGGCGGTGGTCATCACTACGTCGTCACCCTCCCGGCCCATCAGCTCGATGATCAGATCCTTCGGGCGAGGCGTGGTGGTGCAGATCATCCGGGTGCGCTTGCCCAGCCTCATGCCGAACTGGATCTGGTCCCAAGCCTCTTGGAGATAGTCCCATGCGGCCAGCTCGTCGCACCAGCCTCCGTGGAACTGTGGCCCTCGGAAACGCTCAGGCTCCGATGCGGGTATACCCTTGATCAGGCTGCCGTTGTGCAATCTCAACTCGTGGGCGGTCTTGTTGTAGTCGGCCACCAAGCTCTTGGGGATCACGCTTACCAGCCCGGAGTCACCCTCGAAGCAGGTTCCCCGGACGTCAGCCGAGGTGGGGGCGGCTACCAGCCAGCGGGTGCCGGGCTGCTCGTAGGCCCACCAGCCGATCTGTTCCGCAGCCGTGCGGGTCTTGCCTGCGCCCCGGCCGGCCAACATCAGCCAGATTGACCACCAGTCACCCGGCGGCAGGATCTGGTGCTTGTGTTGGGTGCTGAACCAGCTCATGCGCCACGCCCACGCCAGCCGGTAGGTAGGGCTGGCAGTCGCTAGGTGCCGCTGGACCTCGGGGTCGCTGACAATCTCTGCGATGTCACTCATTTGCAGCAACTTGCCGCTTGAGCTCCGCGTTCTTCATGACGGCGGCAAGGTAAGTGTCGGACTCGACCTGCACTTCCATCTTGAGGGGGTTTGCAGGGTCTCCGCCAAGCGCCACCTTGGTGCCGTACTTTTTAGGGTTCCAGCAAGCCATCAACTTGAGGCGGTGCTCGGCCCGGCCTTTGTTCCAGCTGATCGAGCCGGGGTCATAACGCTTGTTGCCGGCCTCGTCAAACACGGCCAGCGGCTCGTCGTCCATGATGGCCAGTGATTCCTCGGCCATGGCGTCGCAGCCCTCTTCGCGGGCGCGTGCGAACTGTAAAGCAAGAGACTCGTCGCCACCAACCCAGTTGTAGACAGCCTGCCGCGTTGGCATCGTCTCGTCCCTACAGATTTTCAACAGCGGCTCTCCCATGCTGATGCGGCGGAAGATCTCCTGTGCTAGCTCTGGGGTGTACTTGCCTGTCTTGTTTTGGGCTTGTGAGCCCTTTACAGGCTGCTTGGCTACCTTACCCTTGCTTACTGCCTTTGGGGATGCTGTAGCGCGTTTTGGTGTCTTTGCGGCGGTTTCTGGCATGACCTTATTCCTCGTCCGTTGATTTAACCCAATTATAACTGATTATGGCAATCCAGCATTCGGCCATTTATGGTCTGCCGGTCAATGGATCTAAACCATTTAGTAATAATACACTTGGTGCCTTTAATGACAGGATGGCTTTGGTGCATGGTATTAATATTGGGGTTACCGTTGGAATGTAGATTATTCCAAATAATTGCACGGCCTAGTTGTGGTTTAATTTTAATATTTAAAAGAGAAAACTCCGTCTCCCCACCCTCCTCCACATCATTGAGATAGACCATGAAAGTGTAGGTGCGCTCGCCTTGTGTCTTTGTAGGGAGGTGGTAGAGTTTATCACCAAAGTAATCATGATGGGGCTTAAACTCTTGACCCACCGTATAATACTGTCCTTGAATCCCCTCAGAATAAGAGTCATTAATACCAATTGTATTACAAATTCTTGAATTAATGGACTTGACAAAATTATTATCTAAGGTACTAAGATGAGATGTCATACTGGTGCGAAAACTACTAGATAAATCCACTGAATTTTGGTCATTTACTTGAGAGGGCACCATTGAGGATTGAGTAATCTTAAATAGTTCTTGACATTCTTCATGATTCAAAAAATCATCTAAAACATAAAATTCTGCCAAGTCTGTGGAAAGATTTGCAGCATTGGAGAGATGAATTTGCAGCGGCTTTCCCAAAGGCACGTTTGGCGTGAAACCAATTTTTTGTTGGATGTCCGCGTGATCAAAGCCGTGCTCAAGCAAAATTTTAAAAATGACATCCTGCTTGACACCCGCATCCGTATTGGTTTTGATCCACGCTGTCCAATCTGGGCTAAAGATCTGGGTCACATGAATCTCCTTATCAGTTCCCCGGCGACTCGCTACCCTCAACCATTTCTTCTCCGGCGTTGTACTGCTCAATGGGTGTCCCGGCAGTAATTTGCTCGACTAGATCATCCTGCGACGCTACGCCAACGGTGTATTCCGTGCTGGCAACGTGGCTCAGGGCCTGTTGGCGCAAGTTGGCTTTTACCAGCCGCACCCCGTAGGTGTTGCGGACAATGTAAATTCTCATAATTTCTCTCCGTGTTGTTTGATGTACCCGGGCGTGCCGGTCGAAACCGAGTCGGTTTCTCTTCGCTTTCAGTTGTTAGATATTATACCACGGTGCCTCCTCAAAATTATCTGGATTGAAGGGTATTGGCTTGCTTGGCTGGGCTGGTGGCAGATCGGTGGGGAATGGCCAGTTATCCATGATTGCGCCCCTTCAGCACGGCCTCGATGGCATGGGCGCTTTTGAGTATTTGCAAGGCCTCGATGGCTCGGGCGCTTTTGAGTATTTGATATGGATTGACATTTGAGTCTGATGTCTCTATTCGCGGGTCTGCGCGAAAAATTTCCTCATCTGTCAGACCCTGCCACGGGCGCTGTGCTGGCTGCTCGGCTTGCTCCAGCGCAGCTTTGATAGCATGACGTACATACTTGCGCTCATGCTTGTCTGTTTCGATGTACTCAAGGCATATTTGTAATGCTTCATTCTTAGTCATGGTTTGGCTCCTCCTATGTTGTGGGCAGCTTCGATGGCACGGGCAAATGCAATGTGGCGTGACCAGCCGGGAATAGAGCTTGCTGCTACATCCCATATGATTTGAATCTCCTCATCCGTCAGCGGCGCAGGTGGGTTTCTGTGCATTGACGGTTCTCCGTTTTCAATTACTTCTTTAGTCATCACATTCCCTCGTCGGCCAGTGCTTCGGCCAAGATTAAAAGAAACAGTGAATGCGTTAGCGTGTCACACTGAAGTACCTCGCGCAACTCATTCTCGCTTTCAGCAAAAATCGTAAACCCAAAGTGCGGGAGGTTAACTCCCTTGTGAGCAATTGCTTTGGGTTGCCTTGCCATTTCTTGCAGCGCCATCAAAAGCGTCGGTAGTACCGTCGTCAATTTCGTACTCAACAAACCCCGCTTCCAGCGCCATGCGGATGGTGTCGTCTTGCGTCATAGCATCCCCCACAAGAATCCAGCTATCACGCCAAGGAATGTGATGGTCATCAAGACCAAGAAGATGATGGTCGCCCAGTACATGACTTCATCAATCATGCTGTAGTCGTCATCGTCATTCACAACGTTACCTTCCTTGTTTTGAGTCCCCGGTGCGTGTAGCACTGGATGCTGCCATCGTCTAACATCTTCCAGCCAGCGTTCTCTCCGCACATTTTCTGAATCCGTTCCTCTACGGTGTCCACCTGCGCCTCATGCTCGCTGGGGCCGTCCAGCAGGTAGGCTGTTGACATTACAAGGGCCACCAGAGCCGCTGCCACCCAGCTCATGATGCAGCCTCTTCCTCGGCGGCCACCTTGGCCTCGTACTCGGCCTGAGCTCTGGCCACCAAGCGCTGGATGTCCAGCGTGACGAGTCGATCAAATTCTGCTTGTGTCATGGGGGTCTCCTGTGGGGGCCGAAGCCCCCTTGTTGATTACTTGATGAGATGGTTTGTGTACTTGCTCCACTGGCCTTCAGCGGTTTTGTACCGCTTGATAAAGGCCTTGAGCATTCTGATGTCCTTCAGGGCAACTTTTTGGCCTACGCCTTCATCGTCTACTCTCATGTCATCGTTGATGTGACCCGTCTCAAAGTAAGTCATCAGGCGGTACTCAGCCTCGCTCACGATCTCCTCGTCGGTGTAATCCGAAGGCTCTTTTTTGTCGTCTTCGCAGATTGTCTCAAACGCAAAAATCATCTCAGGGATGTCCAGTGCTGCTTTAACTATTGCTCTCATTTCGCTTTCCTTCGCTGTTACGACACCAAGAAGTTTGGTGTCTGAGTGTAATTCTACATTAAACAAAAGGGTTGTCAAGCCCTTTTGTAAATTTATTTGTATAGGGACTTACCCTAATGCCACTTCCACCAGCTTGGGGCGTTGGATGACGGTTTGCTTGACGCCGTTGTAATCGGTGTGCTCCTTGACGGATGCCTTGATGGTGTTGGTATCGCCCTTGCTGCCAATGTCCACGCGGCCTTTGTAGAAGATGGTGTTGCCCTGCTCGTCGCGGGCGAGGGTGATGAAGGTGGTCCCAAACTGGGACTCAAGCACGATGATGCGCTCAACCGTGATGGTCAGGGTAATCTTGTCGCCAACTGCCCCGACGTGCTGGCTGTTGGCGCGTGCGGCCTCAAGG